AATCTGGGTACGCTCAGATTGAAGTCAACGGACAAAAGAAGACTGAAGCTCTCAAGTCTCGCCCCTGTGGTAACATTAGAGCCCCCTTGCGCGTCAAGAAGCGCCCGGGATCATCGCGGAGAATACTGCCGATGTATCCCCGCCGTGCCGCGTTCATGTTTGACGAACTGAAGGAAACTTTTCCTTTGTGGTCTAAGGACAAGAACGTTATTGTGTGCAAGAAACCACTGTTTGTTGGAGAATCGGAGGAGATCGATAGTCGCAAAGCGACTGGGTCAACCCGAATTAACATCGAGAGAGGAGTTTTTGATGCTTTCGTACGAGGTGTCCGCTCAGGCGACATTTTGCAAGCTTCTATGACTTTTATTGACAATGTTGAATCGGTATCTGAGGATGTGCCTGTACGTGACCGTGAATGGTTCCGTGCTCACCCCTGCCCCCCACCAAACATTACTGACCCTTCACCCGCTTATGCTTTGCCAGATTGGCAGTTTGCGTTGTTGGATGATGGGCCGTCTGCGAATTTCAAGATCAACTTGAAGAAGGTGATTGAATCGGCCGTTGTGTCGCTAAATTTGCAGAAAAGTATGCCAGATACAGTTCTTACGAAGGCTAGCCGAAAGGCTGCTTTTCATGACGTTGCGTGGAATCCTTATGTGATTTATGCCTCTAACATGAAAGATGCTGAACAGTTTCCTCTCGAAGGGAATGAACAGTACTTTGCTTGGTTGTACCTGGTACGCAGTAAGATCGGACTCAATGGAGACTATGGATTCAAAACCCAAGTTACATTTGTTGGAGAAGGTCCTATTCCTTTCTTGGACGGAGTCAAAGACTTGTTCAATATGGGTGTGAAATTCGGTGAAAGCGGACAATTGTTCGATGTCATTGGAGGAGCAGTCTCTAAGGTTTGGGATGCCGTCTCAGGTATTATGAGTCTGATCACCGATGTCTTTAAAGGATTCATGGACCGCATCAAGTCTTTTCTTATCAGTTCCATGTTACGGTTCTTCGACTTGGACAAGGTCGCTTACGTTACTAAGAACATTTTTAATGCTGTTGTGTACAAGGCTACCATTGTCTATTCGATCCTTTTCTTTATTGGTTCTAATGTCATATCCTATCACGTGACCAAGTTCTTAATCGAACAAGTTCAAACCCGTTTTGTTGGAGAAGCTGAATTGTCACCGGCTGCTTTGGTATCTACTTTAGCTGCTGCTGTTTTCGGCTTATCCACTGATCAAGAGGACAAAGTTTTGAAAAGAGCTAGGTACATTTGTGCTCTCATGGCTGGCGGAACTGTATTGGCAAATCTTGGTGCATGCGCTTTTACGCTGTTTCCTAGTGTCATTCAGGACTCCATAGCTTGGAAGTTTGGAACTGAAGAGTATCGGCTCAAGTATCTTGCTGGTAACTGGCGAGCAGCATCTAATGCTATTCTCCAATTTTCCACTGTCCCTCGAGTTGTTGCTTCACAGTACTTTTATGATCAGATTCAAGAACGTTTGAGGGAAGGTAATGAACTATTGGATCAACTGAATTCTGTCAAGTACTCTGGGTTACGATCTATTGTCCTAGGTATCTTTTTGAAATTGCAGAAAATTCGCATTCGATTGAATCAGTTTAGAGATGACGGTGCGAAACGACCTGAACCATTTGTTATGCACATGTGTGGACCGCCAGGTATTGGCAAAACCTTGTATGTTGACAATATGGTTAAACGGTTGGGTTTTTCAAAAATTTTTATGAAGACTCTTGATGATGACTTTTTCTCTGGTTATTTAAATCAAGATGTTTTGTTGGTTGATGAATTTTTGGTTGGTGGACAACAAGCTCGTGAGAGTACAGCACGTATGTATCTGACAGCTGCCAGTTCCGCTCCATTTCGTGTCAATCAGCCTACTCTTGATGATCCTTTAGTTGGAGTCAAAGGCCAGTGTTTCACTAGTCCTTGTATTGTGACTCTTAACAACACGCCTCATGATCGAGTAGAAGGATTTGATTCTGACGCCATTCAGCGACGCAGAGATGCTGTTATTGAAGTGCG